GTCGAGCTGTGGCGGGTCAATTGGGCCGATACCAGCCAGCGCGTGCTCTTGCGCCGGGGTGCTGTCGGGCAAATCCGCCGTGGCCGCATGGCTTTCGTGGCCGAGGTCCGGTCGCTGGCGCATGTTCTGGGTCAGACGGTCGGCCGGACGTTTCAGGCGGGGTGTGATGCAAGGTTGGGCGATGCGCGCTGCGGCATCGATCTGGAAAACGCCATCTACAAGGGTACGGGCGTCGTCACCGACCTCTTGCGCGACCGGGCGTTCATGGCGTCCGGGCTGGCTGGTTTTGATGCGGGCTGGTTCACCTCCGGCACCTTGACCTGGACCAGTGGTGCAAATGCGGGGCGCGTCACCGAGGTCCTGGCGCATGGCTTGGCCGATGCCATCGCCACAATGACCTTGCTGGAAGCGCCAGTTCTGCCCATCGCCGAGGGAGACAGCTTCATCGCGCGGGCAGGCTGCGACAAGCGCATCGCCACCTGCAGCGCGAAGTTCGCGAATGTCGCCAATTTCCGGGGCTTTCCTAACATCCCCGGTCAGGACGCGGTGCTGCGCTATGCCAGCCAGGACGGCAGTCATGAGGGGAATGTGCTGTGATGGCTGCTGATCCTGCCCTTGTTATCGCCGCCGCCCGAAGCTGGCTTGGAACGCCCTACCACGACCAGGCCAGCCTGCGCGGGGTTGGCTGCGATTGCCTCGGCCTTGCGAGGGGCGTCTGGCGCGAGGTGGTGGGCGACGAACCGTTTCCGATCCCGCCCTATAGCCGGGACTGGGGCGAGACCGGGCCGCGAGAGGTGCTGGCCGAGGGTGCGCGCCAGATGATGCCGGAAATTATGCCACCCGACGCGGGTCCTGGCACGCTTGTCCTGTTTCGCATGGCACCGCGCGCCATTGCCAAGCACGTCGGGATCCTGACCGCGCACGACCGGTTTGTCCATGCCTATGAGCGGCTGGGCGTCGTCGAGGAGATCCTGACGCCGGTCTGGCGGCGACGCATCGTCTTCGCCTTCCTCTTCCCCAAAGATTGAGACCTCACACATGGCAACCCTTGTTCTCGGCGCCGTTGGCTCCGCGATTGGCGGCGCATTTGGCGGTGCCATCCTCGGCTTTTCGGGTGCGGCCATCGGCGGCTTCATCGGCTCCACCATCGGATCGGTGGTCGATAACTGGATCGTCTCGTCCCTCGCCCCGGCGCAACGGATCGAGGGCGCGCGGCTGGACAGCTTGCGCATCACCTCTTCGACCGAAGGGGCGGTAATCCCGCGCCTGTTCGGTCGCATGCGGATCGGCGGCAACATCATCTGGGCCACGGATTTCCGCGAAGAGGTCAACACGACCAGCCAGGGTGGCGGCAAGGGCAGCGGGCCCAAGGTTACCACCACCGAGTATCTCTACTTTGCATCCTTCGCCGTGGCGCTGTGCGAGGGCGAGATCACCGGCATTGGTCGCATCTGGGCCGACGGCAAGGCCATGGACATGACCGGCGTGACCTGGCGCTGGTATCCGGGCGACGAGGTGCAGACCCCCGATCCGTTCATCGCCGTCAAGATGGGCGCAGCCAACACCCCGGCCTATCGCGGCACCGCGTATGTCGTGTTCGAGGAGTTGAACCTCAGCGCCTTCGGCAACCGCTTGCCGCAGATCAGCTTCGAGGTGTTCCGCCCACTCGCGGACGCCGACACCGCCGAAGGACTGGTCAAGGCGGTCACGCTGATCCCGGCGTCGGGCGAGTTCACTTATGCGACACAGCCGGTCAAGAAGTCATCCGGCGCTGGCGCCGCGACTCTGGCCGAGAACCTGAACGCGATCACAGACACCGCTGACATCGTGGTGGCGCTGGACCGGCTGCAGGCCATGGCCCCGGCGGTGGAAAGCGTCAGCCTGGTGGTGGCCTGGTTTGGCGATGACCTGCGCGCCGGGAACTGCAAGGTGCGGCCGGGCGTCGAGGTGGGCATCAAGACAACGGCGCCCTCGGCTTGGGTCGTGAATGGCATCGCACGCGCGGATGCGTTTCTGGTCAGCCGCGATGCCGAGGACCGCCCTGTCTACGGCGGCACGCCTGCCGACTTCGCCGTGGTGCAGGCCATTCAGGAGATGAAGGCGCGCGGATTGCGGGTGACCTTCTATCCCTTCCTGCTGTTGGACGTCCCACCCGGCAACACCAAGCCGAACCCTTACAGCGCCAATGCCGCCACCTCGGGACAGCCGACTTTTCCATGGCGCGGCCGGATCACCTGTTCCCCGGCGGCGGGCTTTGCCGGGACCGTCGACAAGACCGCCACGGCATCGACACAAGTTTCGGCGCTCTTCGGCGCTGCGACGCCTGCAAACTTCAGCGTGTCGGGCAGCAATGTCAGCTGGACTGGCCCTATCGGCGAATGGTCGCTCCGCCGGATGATCCTGCACTATGCGCATCTCTGCAAAGCGGCGGGTGGCATCGACGCCTTCCTGATCGGATCGGAAATGCCCGGCCTCACCACCATTCGCTCGGGCGCCAGCACCTATCCCGCCGTCACTGCCTTCAAATCCCTCGCCGCCGATGTGCGTGCAATCCTCGGCGCTGGGCCCAAGATCGGCTATGCCGCCGACTGGTCGGAATACTTCGGTCATCACCCTGCCGATGGCAGCGGCGACGTGTTCTACCATCTCGATCCGCTCTGGTCGGACACCAACGTCAACTTCATCGGCATCGATAACTACATGCCGCTGTCGGACTGGCGCGACGGGTTCGATCATGCCGATGCGAGCTTGGCTGCGGCGATCTATGACCGGACCTACTTGCAGTCCAACATCACAGGTGGCGAAGGGTTCGACTGGTTCTATGCCAGCGCTCTTGACCGAACCGCGCAAACTCGGACGCCGATCACCGACGGCAGTGTCGGCAAACCATGGGTGTTCCGCTTCAAGGATCTGCGCGCCTGGTGGCAAAACCCGCATTTCAACCGCCCGGGCGGGGTGGAAAGCGGGACGCAAACCGCATGGGTGCCGCAATCGAAACCGATCTGGTTCACGGAACTCGGCTGCCCGGCAATTGATCGCGGCACCAACCAGCCGAACGTGTTCTTCGACCCAAAATCCTCGGAAAGCTTCACGCCCTACTTCTCGCGCGGGTGGCGCGACGATGCGATCCAGCGGGCCTATCTGGAAGCCAGTTTTCTATTCTGGGGCACGTCGGCGAACAACCCGAACTCCTCAGTCTATGGCGCGCGCATGGTGCATGTGCCGGAATGCGCCGCCTGGACCTGGGATGCGCGGCCCTATCCGTTCTTCCCCGAACTGACCGATGTCTGGACCGATGGCCCGAATTGGCGGCTGGGCCACTGGCTGACTGGACGGCTAGGGGCTGTGTCCTTGGCGGCCCTCGTGCGCCACCTCTGCCTGCGCGCCGGGATGCCCGAGGAATTGATCGACGTCTCCGGCCTCTGGGGCGCGGTCGAGGGCTACGTCATCTCGGCACTGGAAGCCCCAAGGGCGTCGATTTCCACGCTGGCGCGGCATTTCGGTTTTGATGCTGTGGAGAGCGAGGGGCGCATCAAGTTCCGGAGGCGAGGGAGGATCGCCAGCGCCACGGTCACACCCGACAGCATGGTCGCGCCCGCATCGGCGCAGGGCGACGTGATGGAGCTGACCCGGGCGCAGGAAACCGAGCTGCCGCAGGCGCTGAAATGGCAGGTCGCGCGGGCGGATGAGGATTATGACGCGGCTCAGGTCGAGGCGCGGCGCATCACCGTCGATACCACCCGCATCGCGTCCGAGTCGTTTCCGATGGCTATCCCGCCCGAAGAGGCTGAACGCCGCTGCCGTCGCGCGCTGATGGAGGCATGGGTTGGCCGGGAAAGTGCCGTGTTTCGCTTGCCACCTTCTCGCCTGGCGCTGGATCCCTGCGACGTGATCCTGCTCGACCACGATGGCCGCCTGACGGAAATGCGCCTCGTGTCCATCGCGGACTCCGACCTGCGCAGCATCGATGCAGTGCGCCAGGATCGCGCGGTTTATGACTTGCCGCCCGGAGAACCGCGCCCGGCCACGCTGTCTACGCCTACGGTCTTCGGCACTCCGGACATCGTTCTGCTGGACCTGCCACAACTGAGCGAAGATCAGCCTGCGCACCGTCCGTTTGTCGCGGCGCATGCCAAACCATGGCCCGGCGAAATCGCCGTCTACCGCAGTGCCGCGACAGATGGCTTCACCCTGCTGTCAACCTTCAGCTCGCGGGCGCGCATGGGCGTCCTAGCGGCGGATTTCTTTGCGGGACCGGTGTCGCGCTTCGATCTGGGCAATGCGCTGGTGGTCGATCTCTATTCCGGCACGCTGGAAAGCGTCACGGACATCACCTTGCTGGGTGG